TGATTTGTATAATGCGTAACGGCATTGAATAAACCCCAAAGCGACGAACCCTTTTCATTCAATTCCTTAGCACATACGTTATCAAAGGCTTTCATTTGGTTCTGTTTACGTGTAGATATGTTTTTTATATCATCATCACGTTTCACATTAAACATGTTTTCAATCACCATTGAAACAATGTTTTTATCTAGTTGAACTTCGCTCATTTTATCAAATGAATTCATAATTCGTTGTTCTTTATCTAACTGAAATTTGAAGTTTTCAACCGCTAATTTTAAACGTGTTTCAGCGTTTGACGTATGCCGGAAAGATTCAAGTTCTTTTGACATATAATGGAATTGATTATCACAAATTACAACTGTATTAGATGCACCAAAAGAAACAGAACCGCTACCGTCGTGCGAATTTAAACACGTTATAAATCTTTTAATCTTATGCTCATTTATTACGTGATCCGGTAGGCTATTTTGATAATATACTTTAGCGCCATTCTTAAAAGATCCGCCTTTAATCTGTCCGCCAAACTCATTTTTAATTCTTACTATTATTTCTGCTAAATCTTTGTTTTGTATAGTGGTGTATCTGTCGCCAACTGTGCCTAGCCATGCGCCGGAATCATTACGAAATATACCAAATGAATTCGTTTGCATGGTTTCAAAGTTCTCACCGTTCAAAGCGTAAAGGGGCAACTTATTAACCGTATAATTCGTGCCGGTTTCCTCTAATGTGTTAAATGTGGTATTATTTAAATTATTCATTGTTTGTTTGTTTATGTTAAAATTATGATTAAGACAAGGCTTTCGCCTTGTTTCGGGAATTGATCCGCTCGTCAGTTAATCTATATTTATTATAATTCATCGAATACATATTCATCCCAAATATTATTAATCTTATTATTAGTGGTTAACCTATCAATAATTTTACCGTATTGCATAACATAATGAGTATTGTTATAATCTTTTCGTATACCTATTACGCCGGCATATTTAAGTGAATGTATTTCTACACCATTTAATAACTGTAGTCTTTCTTTGTTTGTTTTTGTAATTTTCATAATGCTAATAATTTTAGGTTAATTAATTTATTTAGCTATTATATCATGTCCGCCAATACGAGGCAATATATTATAACCCACATAATTAGCCATTAAATAAAGACTTTTAATTTGATGGAGTACTGTAGACATTCGATAATATTGTTTTTCACCTAAGTAGTAAATAATACGTCTATTTGAATCGTCCGCGGACAATTCAAAACATCCTTTGTTATCCAATTCTTTTATGTGCTTTAATCTGTCCAATTCATGAATTAAACCGGATTTAAAATCGTTTAAAGTATCAGCGTACTTAGTTATTTTAATAGTGTTTACTATTCCCATCTTTATAAATGAATTTCTATTACTTCTATCTTTTAATTGATTAAATAATTGTGTTTTTGTTAACTTTTTCATGATGCTAGTAATTTTAGTATTTGCTAATTGTGTTAGTAATGTGGCATTATTGCCGTTATTCGATCACAAGTATATTAAACCATATTCAAAAAACAAAATAATTGTTACTTTATTTTATAATGCCGGTTAAAACTGTTTTTATATATTGAACCGCGCGAATAATCAATAAAACGCAAAAATCAAAACAATTTTTAATAAAATGTCATTATTAGTTTTCCACATAGGGTAAAATCACAAAATGTTAATAACTATTATTTCCAACTCTGTGTCAGAAAATTTGCCCCGTTTGCTCCAAAAATTTGCCCTAAGAATTTGCCCCAAAGTTTTTTTTGCTATAGATAGCTTTTTTAAAAAAAAATATTTTTAAAAAAAAAATAAAAAAAAAATCAAAAAAAAATATCCTAGAATTTCTCCTAGAATATTTTAATCATTTAAATCAAAAAAAATAAAAGTTTTTTGCTCCTAATGTTTCTCACATTTGCAGTTAATATTTCTACTACAGTTATTGTTATTAAATCTGTTATTGTAAGGAGAAATATTGTTGTAATTTAATTTAATTGGATCATGCCTTTTTACTCTAATAACAGTATAATTATCTAAATGAGATTGTGCATCAATTATATTCGGATTTTTACTAACAGAAGTTGTAGTATAACCGCTATAGGAACATGCGTTTAAAATTAGGACAAAAAATATTCCAACTACATAACTAACCACCGTATACCCCTTAATGTGCTTTTTCATAATATTTGTGTTTATGTTTTACTTATTAATGTACAATCTAAACAGAAAGGATGAGGAATCCCAAAAGTTTTCGTATATCTTTTGTATTTGCCCCAACAATCTAATGTTTCTAGGTGTTTTATGTGTTTATCATAAACCTTATCATGGTTGTATGCGTAAATCCCATCAAGAGTTTTACAAAACATAATTAGGTTTTTACCATATCTACTCTCACTTAAAACAAAATAATCTTTAACTATCGACATCAAAGTAACTTTTTATAGTAATTAATTGATCGTGAGCATCAGTTAACTTTTCTATGGCATCTATAGCGTTATCATAAAAATCATCTGTTGAATGATCACCAATACCGGCGGGATTATTACATAGTAAGTCTAACGTTAATAAAGCCTTAGTTTTTTTAGATTGTACATGACTTAATAACATTTTGTACATGTTTTGTTTGTGTTTTTTATTTTTCATTTTTTTCTATTTCTATATCTATCTCTATCTTTTATTCTAGTAATACTTTTTCTTGATCTACACCAATCAGTTAATGATTCAGAAAATACCCAATCATTATCTTCAACAACTAAACTAGGATCATGACTTAATATTATTTTATCCACGTCAAGGGAATTTGGTTTAGTTCTTCTTATTTGTTTTCTTTTATACGCTTGTACAGTTCTACATTCAACTGAGCAAAACTTTTTTTTTACGTTAGAAGTAAATTCTTTTTTACAATTAAAACAAATCATTTTGTTTTGGGTTTAGGATTTAAACCTTCAAACAATTCTTTTAAATCATATGTATCATCCATGTATTTGTTATTTAAATTTGATATTTAATCAAATCTAAAAATCATGTCTGAGAAATCCAAAATTATTTTTAAAAATATTATATTTTGATTTGTAATTTTTTTTTACAGAAAACTGAGTAATATTATCAACTACTTCAATAGGTAATACATACCAAGAATTAAGTTTTTTAAAATAAATAGCAAACCAATCAACTTCATCTTTTGTGTAATCAATTTTAACTTGACATTGATTGTCCTTGGGACGTATATGATCCGTAGATTTAACTTGAACCCTATGTAATACATTATCTACATCAATTATTAAATCATACCTTGCGTAATGTGAAAATGGCTTAGAAACGATGTATCCCATATCTATGCAACGTGTAGTGAACAAAGACTCAGCATACTCTCCTAAATTCATAAAATACTTAGTCTAGTTTGATTTTCCTTGTCAATAATATATTCATCACGAACAAACTCACCTAACTCTTTACCTAGTTCTGTTCTTAATGTTTTATCTAAAACCAATTCCTTTATTGATTCTACCCAATCATCTTCTGAAGTACACAAGTCTATGTTAGCGTTAGTTCTACTGTATGTAATTATATCTGTACCAATGAATGGTTTATATTTTGCTCCGGCTTCTATAATTTTTAGTTCACTTTTGCATTTGTTAAAATCATTATCTAACACAGATGCTATTGATATATCCATCTCATCATAAAACGATGCGTATTTGTAAACTGATCTACCGGATTCTAATTGATAGTTAGTGTTTCTACCATTGGTTGTAAATATATTTATTTGCTCTTGCCAAACCTTTATTCCGTAGTTTGACATATGATCAACACCAAACAATCCAAATATTGTTTTATTTCTTAAAATCTTATTAGAGTTTATTCTTCTTATTGGTGATTTAAGTATATCTAAATCCTTGTAATGTGTTGTGCTACCGGCATATCCAACAACCACTTTATCATTGTGTTTAGATTGACTTTGTGTCTTGCTCCATTGATCTTCATCATAATAATCTACTGCATTCCTAGCTATTGCAATTGGCTTATTAGGTACAAGTTTTTCTATTTTAGATTTAAGCCATTCCGTTGATGTCCATATGTAATCAGCTAAAGCTAAATTAGCTACTATACTACCTCTCCACATATCGTAATCAATATCCTCCCTCCACTTAATTGGATGATGTTCCGGAAGTTCCCAATAATCATCTATGTCCATGATAATCTTAACCCCTTCATTTTTAAACTCATCAATTATAGCTAAATCCTCATAGTTGTATCCTAATCCTCTATTGAAAACTAAATAATCGTAATCAGATTTATTTATTTCTTGTTCGTGATAAGTTTTAACAATATCAACAGAATAACCTTTTTCTTTTAGTTTCTCAAATGGTTTAATTAACCTATGATAAGAAACCCCACTTTGTTTTGATTTAATTATAACTAGAAACCGCATAATAAACTATTGTTAAAATTGAAGAAACAACAATACAGAAAGAGAATATTGCCATTAAAGCAATAATTATGTTATGTTTCTGTGCTTTGCCTAATTTCATTATTTATTCTTGATACTTAGTAAAACCTTCGTTACGAACATATTTGGTTAATAAATCTATAGGGAACATTTCACCGGCTTCATTAATTATGTTATCCGTATAATATTCAACACACCATTTTCTACATAACCATGCTAATGCATCTAATTGAGATGCTTTTAGATAATCACTTCCGGATATTATTTGCTTTAATCCTTCCGTTCTATTATCACGTCTATTTATTACAAGAACTTTAACTACTAAATAATTATCATCCTCTGATATCATTTTATCGTTTAAGCATAGTTTTATTTCACCGTTTAAATGAATATAAGCATGTGCTATGCTCTTTTTATTGTAATCTACATTATCTGCTTTTATAATTATACCTTTAGTAATTTGCCTAGGTATATTATTGACATTAAATTCAACTTCTGTAACCTTTGGTTTGTAAGTGGGTAACGTCCAATTTCTCATATATATTAATCTAGAATTTTGCTCATTAAATTTAATAATGGACTTTTAGGTTTTTTAATTTTATATATATAATGCGTTTTTTTCTTTTTAAACAACCTATAAAACTCATTATAATCAATCAACTCAGATTCTTTTGGTACATCTGATAAGTTATCAACTAGATAACCTTCAATCTCTCTTGGGGGATAATATCCTTTAATCATCGCTTAATATTTTATATATTTCATCTTCTATCATTTCATTATGTATGTCCTCATTAAAACTTAACATACATTCAACTAATCGTGTAATTATCTTTTCTTTATTGTTGTAATCAGATATATCAACATATTCTAACTGTTCGTATTCATCATTCAATACATCTAAAATCTCTTCCAACATGTTAATGTTTAACTCAAACGCTTTTCTTACTCCCATACATTTTAGATTTAACCTTTGCCCAATATTTAACTGTTGATGTTTTCTTATATCCGTATGTACCTCCGTTCCAATTTCTAGCTATCACTTCATTGCTAGATTCATTGTGGTGATAACTCTTCCATATGTAATACATCTCTATTGATTTGGACGCACTCCACCTATCTCGATAAAAATATCGTATCGTGTCATTACGTTTTCTGAGAATTCTGTTAATTTCATCTACCATTACTCTACGAATTTGGAGTAAACCTATACTTGGTGTACTCATATGCTTATCACCTACCGCCAATGAATCTCCATTTGATTCAACTTTTATAATACTTTGGAGGAGGGAATCTACTGATGGTGCATCATCGTATTCTATAGAGTAATATGTATCGTAATTATTCTCTAATGTTGCGTTCGGTGCAGCTACTGCACTTAACAACGCTAGTATCGTCATTATCGTTTTCATATTAAAATAGTTCAGTCTTGAACTCGCTATTCTTCATAGCTTCTTCAAAGATATCAATTCCATTTAAGAAATATCTATTTTTACTCAAATGATATTCAATTCGTAAATACCCATCACTAAACAAATCAAAATCTTTTACCTTCTGTGTTGTTATTACAACTGATTTATCTTCAGCATCTGTTTTCCTATAAGGACGTTGTACAGAACTAACAGTATCAGAACCATCAGTAATACTACCTCCACCTTTTATCCTATACATATCAACCGGAACATAATTACCACTTTCATCCATTTGTGGTGTTAATTGGTGATATACTACATGATGGCTTACATTGTTTTGTTTAGCAAAAACTTCTTGCCTCTTAACAAACGATGTTAAATACTGTAAATCATTTACTCCACTAGGTTTACTAATTTTTAAGTAAGGATCAATTACAGTAATATTTACTTGATGTAGTTTAACAAGATTTTTAAATTGATTTTCTATAGAATCAATATCGTGTGATGATGGATATACATAAAATAACCTATCATCAAACATCTCTATCATCTTCTCACACTTTGCCTTTGTGCTATTCTTTGGATCATAACCTAACATTGTTTTAACCCAATCCTTTACAAATCTATTTCTAGGATAATTTTCCGGACTAAATATAGCAACCTTTGCATTTTTATCTTGTAATAGTTTTATTAACAAAATAAAATATAACCAAGATGACTTCCCTTCATTCGAATAACCCGTCCAAGTATTTACCCAACCTCTTTTCCATTTAAATATCCTATCGTATTCTTTTATAAAAGTTGTTTCAGCACTATTACTACTATTCAACCAACTCCAAAAATCTGCTTTATCAGCATTTACCCCATCAACATCAGTTAATGTATTACTTTCTACATATTCTACAAGATTTTTCTTCATTGTTCGAATACGCATTACAACATCCTTTTTTACACCTTTTGGTATATTTGTTTTAATTACTACCAAATCATGTAAATGATCAATATTTTCTAAGAATGAATCAATCATTAATAACGTATTTAAATCTCTTTCTTTCGGCTAATATTTCTTTTGCTCCTTGAGTAACCATACCTCTAAACCTAGCATAGTTCGCCGGTAAGAAAACTTTAGCATATTTCATGTAATCATATCTTAACATATGATAAGCCTCTTCTACGCTATCGTAATCATCTCTTTTATTATATAGTAGTGTGTCAAATATTAACATATCTTTTATTTTAG